TGAGGTGTTGGGGCTGATCAAGCGCACCAGTGCGGAGTTCCGGCAAACTGTTGTGATGATTACCCACAATGACGACATAGCCCGCCTTGCAGATCGGATTGTCCGCATTGAGGACGGCAAGATTGTGGAGTAAGGAGGTGGCAAGCTATGACATGGCCTTTTGAAAATGATACCAGCGCCATTGTAAAGAAGCTGGCAAAGAAAAGTTTGAAAAGCGAGAAGCGCCGGAATTTGATGATAGTAATTGCTATTTCACTGGCAGCGTTTTTGATGTCAATGTGTGGAACATTATTTTTTGCGTTTCAGGAATCTCAAAATAATATGGCTACTTTTCAAGCTAGCTATGATAATGTGACAGAGGATAAAATTGAAAAACTGCGTCATCAACCAGAAATCGAAATGGTAGCATCACTTTACAATCTGGGAGAAATAAAAATGCCAGAGGGATATTCATTGTATTTGGCATATATGGATGAAGCGGCTTGCTATATTGCCCGAAATCAATTTACACTAAAAGATGGAACTATGCCATCTAAAGAAAATGAAATTGCGGTTGACCATGAAATGGTGAATAAATATTTTCCTAATACTGCAATCGGAGATAAGATTTCTTTTCAAATAAACGGAAAATCACAAGATTTTGTGATTTCTGGGATTACGGAAAGCTCGACTGAATCGCAGGGCAATTACTCGTGCTATATATCAAAATCGTTTGTAGAAAATAGCTCTAATTATAACCCTGCAAAATACCAAAGCTATGTTTGTTTTGCTGATGCAGATTCAACATCAAAAGAAATTCTAAAAGAAAGAATTGCTTCTATTGGAAAAGAAATTGGTGCTGATTATAGCTTAAGTTTTCTCTTTTTTAGAGAGAATATGGGATTGTCCTTTGAAAATATACTAACTTTTGTAAGTTTGTCCGTGTTGGTATTATTTGCAGGTATAACGGTAATCCAAAGTATTTTCAGAATTTCTATCAATGAAAAAATAAGAAATTTCGGACAGTTACGCACTTTAGGTACAACCGCATTACAGATAAAGAAAATGATAAACTATGAAAGCAGGTACTTGTCATGGCTTGGAATCCCTCCCGGTATTGTTTTGGGTGCGTTTGTCGGAACTGTTTTGGGAAGCAATGAGTTTTCCAGCGGATTTTCTCCTGTCAATATTCTTTTTATATTGATTGGTGTTTCCATTATTTGTGCTCTTATGGTGAAAGTATCTGTTCGCAAACCACTTAAAATTGCAGCAACTACTTCTCCCATCGAAGCTGTACGCTATGTAGCTTATCGAAATGCTCCGACGCAACCTCGAAAACATAATAAGAAAATTTCACCTTATTCTTTAGCTCTATTAAATCTTGGACGCGATAAGAAAAAGACAGCCAGCACATTACTTTCATTGATATTTGGAGGATTACTTTTATTTATATCTGCATCCGCAGCAGTTAGTAATACGCCAGAGCAATTCGTCCATGAAAAGGTTTTTGTAAACGACGGAAGTTTCCGTATATATCTTTCTGAAGAATCAGTTGGAAAAAACGAAGCGAATAATCCGCTAAATGAATCTTTGAAAGACGATCTTTTGAATACTAAAGGAATCCAAAAGATCGTACCGCTTAGAGATTCAGTAGGAATGTGTCACTATTCTATCAATGGAAATGCTACTGAGGGAATGTGTGATATAATTTCGGATCAAAGTACAGAAGGTAATTTTAGCTTTGTTGAACAACATTTGATAGATGGACAAATGCCTAAGAATCAGTTTGAAGTTTTATTGACAGATGGATATATGGAACTGGGGGTTACAAAAGGGACACCTATAAAGATTACAAATAGTGGAGAGGAAATAGAATGTATTGTTTCCGGTTTCTTTGATAAGAGCTTTGTCGGAACCGAAAACGGCACAGATGCTATTGATCCAGCGAATCTTATAATTACACAAGAACTTGCACAACAACTATTCCCAAACACAGAAAATTTTGCTTATTCATGGGAGATCATAACTGATAAAACTTATAATGATGAAATAGAATCAGCCATTCAGCAGAAAATTACCTCTAAAGAAATGGGGCTTTCTATTTGTAGCTATAATGATGTTGTAGAGTACATGGAATCTTCTATGAACTTATTGTTTGGAAGTTTGCAAATGCTGTCATTACTAATTTTGCTGTTTGGAATAATCAATCTAATCAATATGACGCTCTCTAACCATCAAGCGCGTAAACAGGAAATCAGTACATTACGCTCTGTTGGATTAAGCCTGAAACAATTATATCGTTCTCTCATAACAGAGGGATTTCTATATGTACTTGTTTCATTTGGAATCGTTCTTTTGGTTGGTATTCCCATAGCTATTCCTGTAAGCAAAGCTGTTGGCATTCTATTCGGTATGCCAAATCTCTCATATCAATTTCCGACAATGCAGATAGGTGGATATCTACTAATATTGATTCTTTTACAGTTGATTCTTTCAGCATGGGCAATACAGGATTTGAAAAAGCGTTCATTAACAGAACAAATGCGGGCAATGGAATAACCGTATGGGATTAGCGGGGCGGCGCGTGCTGCCCCGCCTTTTTCGCCATTTCTCAAAGAAATTTTTGAAATGTCCGAGCTTTGTAACAATTCAGCTTGTTTTTCTGTCGAAATCAAAGGCACCTCGGACATTTGTGTAACATTTGTAGTTTATGCTTGTGGTAAATCAATATTGGGGGTGAGGACACATAAAAAAGATACTGCTGATTGACGACAGCAACACCTATACATGGTGCCTGCAAAAATACTTACAGCACCGGAGCTACCCGGTAAAAACGGCTTGTACGCTGAAAGAAGCGCGGGCCTCCATCCAAGAAGAAATGCCGCTGGTGGTCTGCTGTGATCTCGACCTGCCGGACGGTTCCGGCATGGACTTTCTGGACGAGGTGCGGGCCGCAGATAAGAAACTGCCTTTTATTCTGGTGTCCTGCCATGACAAGGACGACTACGAACAGGAGGCCAAATGCCGGGGTGCGACGCTGTGCATGGACAAAATGAAAGTGCTGTTGCTACAAGATAAGCTAGTGGAATACGCCTACCGGCAGTTATCCGGCGAAAAGGCCCCGACTTTTCACAAGCTACTCTTTGTCCATGAAGAAGATACCAACGCCGGAGTGCTGCGGGCGGCTATGTTGCAAAAAGGCTTTGACCTGATTCTGGTTTCCTCGATTGGGGAGGCCAAGCGCCGGATTTTTGAGGATAAGGAAATAGAACTGATCTTGTGTGATCTGGAACTGCCGGACGGTACAGCAATGGAGCTGTTTCATACGCTGCGGCGGGTGGCGGGAATGTTCCAAATGAAGAATCCCCCTGTCCGGCTTCTGCCGTTCTTTATTCTTACCGAGAACAACGACCTCGCCACGGAATATGAATACCGGCATGAGGGCGTGAACGACTATATCACCGCCCCGGTGAATATCCCGGAGTGATCTGGCGGGTTCTGTTCTTTGTGGAATGAAAACTTTACGGAGGTGATGATGTGATGGGACATTAGCTGTTTTTGATATAGAAGAATCTGGTAAGCAGATCGGAGAAAAGTTATTTCTGCTTCTTAACGAGGAACAAAAGAATGCTCTATTGCAATATATTTTGGAACAGGGAGTCTGTCATGGAACGGCATCCAATTCCTGTCACACTTCCTCCGTAGCAAAGAAGAATCCTCTAACAGAAATACAGGAAGGCGAGCTTTATCTATGCCTGGAGTACCGCACTGTCAGGGTTCGTGAACGGATTATCAACCTGACAAGTAAAGAGTTTGATATACTGGCATTGCTCATTGCCAATCCCAAACGTGTTTTTACTTATGAACTGATTACCGATTTGGTTTGGAAAGAGGATTGTGATTTCTATTCGAGAAAAGCGATTCATAATCATATAAGTAAGCTGCGTAAGAAGTTACGTTATGAGCCGGATCTTCCAAACTATATTGAAAGTGTCGCTGGGATTGGCTATAAATTTGAGCATCTATAACATGAGCCCACAAGGTGTCGTTTTTCCCTTGTGGGCTTGCTTTTTGTAGCATATATTCTAAGAGCAGAATATGTAGAAAATTGTGAATATAAAGAGTAAAAAGCGAATATCTGCGGACTGATACAGGAAACATAACCGATATAATTTTTTCCCGAGGAGGTATCAAACAGCCGATTCAGGTTCCTCCTTGATGGGAGGAAATGCCTATGCGTCTATGCAACACAGATCTGCAGATAAACTGCTTTACATTCAGTCACCTATACGTCGTAGTCCAGCTCGTATGGATTGCGGCGTTTTTGGTTTCGACAAAGTTTGAGCATTTTCGCTGTCAACCTCCCGGAAAAATTTTATACTGCTGCTTTGGCGCGCCTGTTCTTTGTACGGGCGCGCTTTTTTGTACCCTTTTTTTAATCAGAAAGAGACTTAGACCTTATCGCTGCCGCAGCCCACCCTCTGATTTCGATTTTTGCCATCAACTCAAACATCGAAATTGGAGGAAATTACTATGAAGAAAATCAATCTTCGGGATTATTACCCGTATTATACACAGGACATGATCGTTGAGGTGCCGGATGAAGTTGCTTTGTTGCTTCGGGAATATATGTTGTTGGAAGAAGCCTATCGGATTCGTACATACCGCTATAAAGCATTTTACTCTCTGGATCGAGACGAAGGTATTGAGCGTGAGATATTGCAAAAGCCTCTTAACCCGGCAGAAATTTGGGAACAGCGCCAAATGACGGAGTTGATTTATAAAGGTCTTTCCAAACTTCCGGTAAAGCAGCGCCAACGAATCTATGCACACTTTTTTCTTGGCATGAGCAAAGCAGATATTGCCAAAGCGGAAGGAACACACAAAAGCCGGATCACCCGTTCTATCGAAGCCGGATTGCGTAGTCTGGAAAAATATTTCAAAGAAATTTTATAACAGACGGCAACTTTGCCCCTAAAAATGTACTGAATAGTAGAGGGACATATTCGGCGGGACAAGCTGGACGGGTGTGGTAAGGAAGCATATACATCCTCCCACCCCAACTGCAATATCAATTTGTCTGCCATGCCCCTTGCTTGTTCCTTGACAACCGAATATACGCTGTTACAGGTACTTCATTCTGTGTTCCGAGCGGCAGATGGGGCGGCGCGGTGACAGGCGGCCTAAGGAGGTGATGGATCCAGGCTGTCCGAGCGATAAACGCAACCTACGAAACCGGCTGTGGCAGGCCGGACGCGATAACGACGCAGATCATAATGGTACTTCTTCACAGCTTCCTAAAGACTTGGGGAGAGTTCCTGCGGCGTTTGCTTGCTCTGGCAAAGCGGCGGCGTATGCGGGACTATGATGCGGTGACGCTATCCGCAGCCTGTAACAGCCCCGTCCTTATAACAGAAGGACTTGCCGGGGTGCGTGGCAAATACGGCAGTAAAATCGAAATCAGATATAATGGGCCGGATTTATGTGTGTAATAACCATAGATCCGACCTATTCATGTGGTTTTGATAACACAGTTTTCAGAAGGGAGTTGATACTATGGAATTGAATACCATTGTCAGTGAAGTGGGTACACTGGTAGACATTCGGGATGTCTCTGTCAACAAAGAACTTTCCCGTGCTGAACGAATTGCAGAATTCGTTCAGCAAATCAAAAATCCATACCATTTTAAGTGTGGGCGTTTTACTGTACAGGCCAGCTTTTCTGCTGAAGGTGCTACCCTGGAAGAATGTATCAAAGGTATTTTGCGATAGCTGCAATTTTAAGAAAGGGGCTGACTTTTCCGTAAAAGCATGGTAGAATAAGAATCGGAAAAGGAATTGAATATGGATTAACCACACTTCTTGAATTGCGGGGATTTTTCTGTGCAACGAAAGGAGTGTTTTTTTATGCAGGTTTACAAAGCGATTAAGTACATCCGTCTTTCTTATACGGATGATAAAACAGTAGAAAGTGACAGCGTTGCTAACCAGCGGTGCCTGATCGATGACTACATAGCCCGACACCCGGAAATTGAGGTTGTGGCAGAAAAAATTGACGATGGTTATAGTGGTGTTTTGTTTGATCGCCCGGCATTTCAGGAAATGATGCGGATGATCGAACAAGGCGAAGCTAACTGCGTGATTGTCAAAGACCTCTCCCGCTTAGGTCGTGAGTACATAGAAACAGGCCGTTATATGCGCAGGGTATTTCCAGCCTATGGAGTGCGTTTTATCGCAATTAACGATAATGTGGACACAGAAAATGACGCTGCCGATGATCTCACGGTTTCTGTCAAAAACATTATGAATGAGGCTTACTGTCGGGATATTTCTGTTAAGACACGGAGCGCCCTGGAAGTAAAACGGCGCAGCGGGGATTTTGTAGGTTCTTTTACCATCTATGGTTATGTGAAAGTCGGCGATAAACACAAGAGCCTGGAAGTAGACGAATATGCTGCCAATGTTGTGCGGGATATTTTCAGAAAACGGCTGGAAGGATTCAGCGCTTCCCATATAGCGGATGAACTGAACCGATTAGGAATTCTTTCACCTTTGGCGTATAAGCGCAATCACGGAATGCCTCATGCAAAAGGTGGCTATACAGACCGAAAGGATTGCAAATGGTCTGCAACTACAATCATCCGCATTTTACAGGATGAAACTTACACCGGAACACTGGTCCAGGGCAAGCAGACAACGCCCCATTTCAAATTAAAAGAGCGTGAGGACAAACCTTCTTCGGAATGGATTCGTGTGGAGGGAACCCATGAAGCGATCATACAAAAGCACGATTTTGATCTGGTGCAACGGCTCCGCAGGATTGACACAAGGACTTCTCCCAAATCGGATAAGGTTTACCTTTTTTCCGGTATTTTGATCTGCGGCTGCTGTGGCTGCCGTATGACCCGCAAGACGAACCGCTATAAAGATAAAGAGTATCACTATTATTACTGCCCGACCGGCAAAAAGAATGGCTGCACATCGTCGGTCATGCTGAAAGAGTCGGATCTGATTGAATGTGTGCAGGACAGTTTGAAAGGACATATTGAAAATGTTGCTTCTCTGGATGCCCTGCTGTCCAGTATCAGTCAGGAACGGATCAACCGGGAATTGGCACAGGAATATGCCGCACAGATCAGAGTAAATGAAAAGCGTGTAGCACAGACCGAGGGCTTTAAGGCAAAACTCTATGAAAATCTGGTGAGTGGAATTCTGACAAAGGAAGAATTTCTCTCTTATAAGCGAAAATACAATGCAGATATTGAACTGTTCCAAAAGGCAATCGCTGAATGGAACGATAAACTTACAGATGTATTGGAAAACCGAAGCGAACGAAATCGTTGGATCAACCATTTTATGAGATTTTCTACTATGGAGGATATTGACCGCCGGGCAGTCATGCAGCTTATCCGAAGCATACGGGTAATGGGTAAAGATGAACTGCATATTGAATTTAATTACCAGGATGAATATCAGAAAGCAATCTCTTTGGCGGAACAGATTGCTACAAAAAATGAAGAAAGGATGGTGGGCTAAATGGCAAGAAAAAGCAGAAAACAGACGGCGGCACCTATGCCGGCACCATCTTTATATGTACATGTAGCTCTGTATATCCGTCTTTCTGTGGAGGATAACAAAAAGCGGGGCTGCTCAGTAGAAAATCAAAAGCTGGTACTGAATGACTTTCTTTCAGATAAACCGGACTTCGTTGTGTATGATACCTATATCGACAACGGAGCGACAGGGACAAATTTTCACCGCCCTGGATTTCAGCAAATGCTATCTGATATTGAAGCAGGCCACATTAACTGTGTGATTGTTAAGGATCTTTCCCGATTAGGGCGAAATTCTATTGACACAGGTTATTATATCGAACAGTATTTCCATGCTCATAATGTTCGTTTCATTGCTGTTACGGATCAGTTTGATACAGCGGATTCCGGAAATCTTCATGGCGGTATCATGCTGCCTTTGAAAAATATGATCAATGAAGCCTATGCTCTGGACATTGGACGAAAAATCAAAGCACAAGCGCGGCAGGCTATGAAAGACGGCGACTATATTGGTGCACGGGCACCTTACGGTTACAGGAAAGATCCTGATAATTGCCATAAACTTCTGATTGATGAAAATACTGCCCCTGTGGTAAAACAGATTTTTGAATGGGCACATGAGCATGTGGCACTGAACCGGATTGTCCGCAATCTAAATGAGATGGGGATTCCGGCACCGAGCCATTATAAAAAGGCCACTGGCGAGATTACCAGTCCGGGTCTGATTGGAAGCGGCAAATGGCAGACCCGTACAGTGATGAAAATTTTAGAAAGCGAAGTCTATACAGGCGATCTGGTGCAAGGAAAAACAAAGATTGTAGATCATCAGCAGGTCAAGGCTGGAGAAGATAATCTGATTATTGCAAAATGCACCCATGAACCGATCATCAGCCATGAGTTGTTTCATGCAGTTCAGGAATACAGAAAACAGATCTGTGAAGAAAGCAAAGCAACTCCAAAACGTCCCTACACACCAAACATTTTCAAAGGTAAAGTGTTCTGTGCTGATTGTGGCAGAAGCCTTCACAGGCAACGCGCCGAGCGCCGGAAAGGACCCGACACTTACTGGTTCCACTGCCTTACAAACAGCCGGGTAGAAAAAGATAGCTGCAAAGGTGCGATGATACAGGAGAAAGAACTGATTTCTACTGTTACGGCTATTCTTGAAAAAGAGCTGACAGTTGCGCTGGGAATGTCGCTGCCACTCTTTCAGTTGGAGGCAAGACAAAAACAGGAAAAAGATAAGCTGAAAATTCAGATGTCGGCCAAACGGCAGGAAATTGAAAAAACACGCCGGCTGATCCGTGGCCTATATGAAAATTTTGTACAGGGTATTTTGACAAATGACGAATACTTTGAATTGAAAGCGGATTATGAACATGCTATCAATGCTCTGTCTGGTGAGATTGAAGTATTTGAAAAATCTATGGACTCCCTGGACAACCAGCTTGCCAGATACCGTGCAATGGAAAAGGATGCAAAAACACTGGCACAGGATCATGTGCTGACTGCGGAACTGATTGAACGGCTCATTGAACGAATTGAGATAGACCACGAGCGGAATATTCATGTGACCTTCCGTTTCAAAAATGAATTTCAGGGAAAGGCGGTGGAACCGTGCGCAACTATGTGATTGCTCTTTATATCCGTCTTTCTGTGGAAGATTTCAAAACTGAAAGTTTGAGCATACCAAATCAAAAACTGATTCTTCGTGAAAAAGCTATGTCTCTGCCGGAATGGGATAACAGCGAGATTTTGGAATTTATTGACAATGGTCATACAGGGACAAACTTTGAGCGTCCGGCGGTGCAGGAACTTTTAACAATGGTTCAGGCCGGAAAAATCAACTGTATTATTGTAAAAGACCTTTCCCGATTTGGACGTAACAGCATTGAAACCGGCTATTTTATTGAGCGGGTATTTCCTCTTTACTACACCCGTTTTATTTCCGTCAGTGATGATTTTGACACAGCTAATTTCAAAGGTGATACCGGAGGGATTGATATTGCTTTCAAGTATCTTATCAGCGAGTGTTATAGCCGGGATATGTCCATGAAAACCAAAAGTGCAAAATACGCAAAAATGAGTCGTGGGGAATATCAGAGTGTCATCTGTCCTTACGGCTATCGCAAGAGTGCAGACGAACGTATGGAACCGGACGAGGATGTTGCCTCGAATGTGCAGATGATATTTCAATGGGCGTCTGAAGGCAACACCGCAGCCGAGATCACAAGAAAATTGTATGCCATGAATATCCCCACCCCTGGGGAATATCGCAAACTTAAAGGCAAGGACTATTACAATGTTTCCCGAACAAACGGCGTTTGGAGTACATCAACGGTCCTGCGTATTTTAGAAGATCAAAGATATATCGGTACCTATGTAATTGGCAAGAGAAAGGTAAAAGAGATTGGCAGCCGACATACACAGTTAAAGGATGAAAGTGAGTGGTTCAAAATCCCGAACCATCATCCGGCTATTATAAGTGTGGATCTATTTGAAAAAGCCAATGCTTCAATTAAGCGTTTCTCTCTGTCAAATAAAAAACCGCGTGATTATCTGCTCCGCGGTAAGGTATTCTGTGGATGCTGCGATCATGCAATGTCTCTACGAAATGGTGCGTGGTTTTATTGCCGTCATTCCGAGGTGGCTGAAACGCTTCCTTGTCATGGTGTGCGCATAAAGATGGCTGATCTGGAGCAGGTTGTATTTGAAACAATTCGGGCTCAAATGTGTCCGGCATTGGGAATTGACAGCAATAAGGATAAATTGGATTTGCAGACAGTCCAGCAGGCCGAACATGAAGAAAAACTCCGTTCTATTCAAGACAGCAAGCGGCATCTTTATGAGCAGTATGCGCTTGGAGAGATTGATTTGGAAACCTATCGAACACAAAAAGCGGTTTATGACACGGAACTGGTACAAGCCAAAAATGTTCATGCTGTCATTACTGCACAGACAAAGCAGATAAAAAGTGATTATGAAATCAAGTTGAAACAACAGGAAATTATGCAGGAAGTCGGAAACGCCAATATGCTGACAAAAGCTCTGATTGACCGGCTTATCAACAAAGTTTACGTCTTTCCAGGAGAGCGGATTGAGATTGAATATGCAACACAGGATTTCTTAGAAACAAAGGAATCTGAAAAGGAGGTATAACCGTGAACACCCATTTGAAACAGCTATGGGCAGCTATGAGGCTGCCCGAAAAACTTCAAAAAAAGTTATAAATTTTTTTGTCGTGGGCTTGACATACGGGTGACGGAGATCGTGAATGCGGATACGCTTCACGCCTGCCGCCTTTGCCCCTCTGTCCATCTCGTGATGAAG